AATGACTTCGCCTGTCGATTTATCGAGTTCGTATTCAGGTAATACTTCTTTTTTCTTTCTAAAGATTAAATCAAAGTTCTTTTCAAACTGTTCATTGTTAGGTTTAGATTGTAACCAATCTCCTGTTACATCATTTTGTGCAGTCTTTTTCATTACCATACCCATGATACGAAACTATCTCGTATCCCTTTCGTCACTGGATTAACTTTATGCGGATACAAAAAGTTAGATGGGAATATTAATATGTCCCCTTGTTTTAATTTAATTTCCATGTCATCAAACATGATAAATTCCCCACCTTCATAATTGTCATTAAGAAACCCTACGATAGATAATGTAGGTATGCCCTTCATTTTACCATCAAACATATCATGTATGTGATCACAATGTTTAGCCATAGTCTTACCTTCTCTATAACGATTAAATCTTATATGAGTAAAGCCTTGCCACCCATTAAAATAATCATTCTTAAAATCAGTTAAGATGTATTGACTAATAGCTTCCCATACTTTCTGAGTAAGTTTATCACGTGTTGCAATATTATCCCATGATACATCAAGTTCTTGATCACCACTTTGAGTCACATACTTACCCTCAGCATTATAAAAGACATGTTGTTTCCATGTGGCTTCATCTATTTCTTTTCTTATCTGATTACACAGTTCTTTGTCAAGCCATGGATATACTTTAATATAGTCTGTTAGCTTATCCATTTTTAAATTCCGTCAATGATTTGTTATCTCCTAATGTGCCTTTAATAAATGAATTAAATGCAAGGCTTACTCTTACATCATCTGCTACTACATCTTCAACATGATGAGTTAATGATGAAGGAAACATTACTATACCCCCTGTTTTTACATTAAACCACCATGAGTCAGAGTTGTATATATCAAAGTTATCAGTAGCTAATTGCAGTTGTTTATATCCTGATCTATGGAATGTAATCTTATCCTTGGTTGAGTCTGTAGATATATAGAATACACCTGATATAAAACTATTAGGATGCTCGTGCTTGTGATGAAACTCACCTTTCTTAGTCCAATTAAGCCATGACTGAGTGACAAATGCTTCGGCAGGATACTTAGGTTTATACACTCGCTTAACATATTCATTAAGCTGTTCAGTAACAAACTTATTTAAGTCTGCCATCTCAGGTTCATTAAGTATATAGTTGTTGTTAGATGTTACGTTACCTACGTTACGATTGGTAGATGTTGAATGACTTTCTATATATGCAAGTTCTTCTTTAGTAAAGTCTCTTCCGATGCTATTAAACATAACAGGGGTAGGGAATAATAATTCAAAGTTTGGTTCATTCATTAACAATCTCCATAGCTTTCTCCATAATTAGTTTCACAAGCGATAGGTAAACTCTGTCCCCAGATAGGAGGTGTTGACATTACGTCAGTAATAAATTTAATAGCTGATTCTTTTTCAGTTTCTGGTGCAATACATACGACAGCGTCATGAACAGTTAAAACAGGACGATACTTCTCATTAATAGCAATCATCTGTTCACCAATTACAATACGTGCTAGGGCTTGGACTACATTTTCTACTACTGAACCACCCCAAACAGATATAAAACCTCGTCTAGATTTATATACATATTTGCTTTTAGCACCTGATGTATCCCATGTGAGATTAGGATAATGAATATACAAGCCATTAGGCAATTGAATGCCCTCACGTGTAACCTTTAAGCATTGGTGTTCCCCCAAATAATATGGTTGCATATCATCTCGCCAACTAGCAATATCTCTTAATGCTTTATCGCACTGCTCCCACAATTTAATAACTTTATAATTAACATCTCGGTACACCTTGACCAGTCTTTGACATTCCTCATCTGATAGGTCTGCATTAGGTGGTTGTGTCTTTAGTGTGTGTTGTAGCTTTGCCCATCCTGTACCATAACCCAGTCCAAGAGTACATGTCTTACCAATGAACCGTTCAACTATATCTTTCTTAGTGATAGGTCTATTATAAATCTTTGATGCAAACTCTGAGTATACATCTCGTCCGTCTTTGTACCATTGCACTACATCCTCTTGCCCTGCTAACCATACAAGAATACGTGCTTCAATTTGAGATGAATCAGAATTAATAATGATATTACCCTCAGGTGGTATGACTGCATTTTTTAATGCTTTCTTTTTCTTGTCCCTAGATGGTAAGTTTTGGAAGTTTACTTTGTCTGAACCTGCCCAACGTCCTGTGTGTGCGCCGTAGTATTTAAGTGGGATAGGAAGTTTGCCTTTGTTTCTTGAACCAATCTCAATAAATCTTTGTATACGAGATTCCTCTATGGTTGACTTAGTGCCTAGACGTACAGCACATAATTCTTGAATAAATAAATCTTCATGTTCCGTAAGTTCAATAAATCCTGTATCATTTTTAGCTAAAGCATAGGTAGGTTTGCCTGTAGCAGGGCTAGTTTTCATAGGTATTTCTACACCTAGCTCAGTTAATAACTCAGCAAATTGTTTGTTTGATGCAAGTTTAGCTCTGACACATTCAGGTGTATCGCAGGATAATTTAACCATTAAACCTGATAATAAATCACCTTTTAATTGTTTAACTTCCTCAAGACGTTCTTGTAATAAAGCATCATCGACTTCTAATACGGGTTGCGTATACATTCTAAGAGTTATATCAATAAGTTTGATCTCATCGTTAGAGAAGTTCTTATCTAATACTGAAAAGAGTTTGCTGGTTAATTCTACATCATTCTTACAGTACTCACCATACTGTTTAAGTTCTGCATCATTAAAGTCCTCAAGACGTTTACCTTTAGCTTGTATTACTTCATTACCTTTAACCCCAAGATTGTATTTTTCAACAAGGAAAGCAAGGCTTCCACCGACGTCAACACCGTGTATAGCACGAGCCATACCGAGAGTATCAAGATATAAATGAGGAATAATCCCATACCTAAAAGACAAAATGCCACCGTCAAACTGAGTGTTATGACAGAGTAAAGCGGATTCTTTCCAATCGATTTTGTTAAGTTCCTTTTCAACTTGTTCACCTGTGTACCAATGCGTTTCACCTTGATCAATTTTAATGCCCACTCCAATAACTTGGAAACGTTCATGACGTATATACTCCTCTGTCGTAAGATTAGTTAAAGAAAAACCTACATCGTAGTAGGTTTCAAAATCTAGTGTGATTATTTTCATTAAGTATTTTCATAATAGGGTGGGGATAAATAGCAATAGTACTTTTTAACTAGGAGGTTTTTTATACTATTCACTTTTTTAAGGTGGTGCTATTCTCCCCATAAATGGTGGGCTACTTGCGATTAAATAAGTTAAATACCATCTGTAGTAAATCAACAATATAATAAGATGCTTTCGCCCATAAGTTTGTATTACATTTAAAACTAGGTGTATATTCTACACCATATCTTTCTTTATAGCTACGAGGGAATTTATATTCCCATTCATTAAAACTTGTTCTAAATGCAAATTTCTTATTTGATTTTTGCGTATTTTGCAAATTCGTCTCTACATTCAATTGAACACCATCGTCTTGTATCTTTAACTTTTGTTCCACACCATGTGCATTCGCCTGTTGTGTTGATAGGTGTTTTAGCTTTTTGTTTTGCGTCATTGATTGCATAATTAGTTACCGTTTCTAAATAATCGGATGCTCTATCTGCGTCGTCATCCATCATTTTTTCTTAACTCGAATCTTTTTATTAGTTATGTAGTCGGGTACTTGTATTGCTTTAGCTTGTTTTAATTTATAAAACATATGTTTTGATATACCAAAATAGTCTAACACATCTTGACGATGTTGTGGTTTAGTCTCTGTAAAAAATGTATTAATTTTTGTAGCAAGTTGTGTATGTTCTTTAGGTAATTGTTGTATTTCTAATTCAATATTAGAATGGTGATTCGCCACATAATTTACTAAGTTCAACATAATTAAATTCCTCTACTATTTGTTCTTTAGGCAGTTTTAATACTATAACATCTTTATTATTATCTGTAAACCATTTGGCTTCTTTATTTGACCATCTATGTTTACGTACTACTTCGCCCTCATCGTCTAAAATAGCGTGGGTAAAAGGCATCGTGTTTATAATTTAAAGTCCCCCATTAGATTCAACTAATCTTTTAGTAGATTCTTTATAGCTTTTAACACCATCTAATCTTTCCTCTTTAGTAGTGTCTTTATATAAAGGTGTCAGCACAATGTTGTGACGTTTGCTAGGTAAATCCCTGAACCATGAAAGTTCTTTGGGACGTGTAAGCATAAGAGATGACCATATAAGATTTCCATCTTTGTCGAATTCCTCTAATGCCCATGCGTAAGGTTGTGACATTATTCCCCCCTATTAATCCTTAAATATTTATCTAATACACTTGTATTATTATATACGACTGTTTTGCCTCTGCGTGTTACAGGCTTAGGCATATCCAAAGGTATTATTCTACCTGATTTTATTTTAGATTGTAACTCCTCCATAAATTCCTCTTTTGTGGTATCCAATATCATATAACACATTTGTAATACTTCGTTATTATGTTTGAACCAATTAAGAGTATATAAAGGTTTTCCCTCTATCAATTCTTTATTTAATTCCTCAAGGGCATTAAGCAATATGGCTAGAAACAATCTTCCCTCAGGTGTACCTGCCAACGATTTAACGTCGTACATATCATCTAAGTGATCTAGTTTTCTGTTTACTTTTGCCATTGTAGGTCTTAATAAAAAATGTGATTCTGAATTATAACACGAGGTTTCATATTCCACTTAGGATTTACTGTAAAATTATGAAAATGTGTTGCACCCATTGACGTATCTTTTCTTTTGTGGTAGATAATTTCGGATGCTAAGATTATGAAAGGTTGAAGTTCTATATAGGAAGGATCACGGATTTTGCCATACCACGAGAATTGATTTGGCTTTTTCATTTCTGAACATATATGATCAGGTTTAAAGTCGGCTCTCCGATACAATACGTACCCTACAGCGACTTGCCCTGCCACAGGCTCACCTTTTGCTTCTTGATACATCGTTAATGCTAGGCACATCAAGGCTTCATTTATCATGATTTACTCCTTTGCACTACAGCGTCATTTTAGAGAGACCAGTTCCCTAAAATTGTAATGCGAATTTATTTATTAGATGATAAGTATTTTTGAAGTTCAGTAGCATACCAAACGATCTTACCTGCATCCTCTACAGGATTGCCTTTAAGACCAATTCGACTAACGTACTTTAAGATGTTACATCGTAGGTAGCCAATGTACTCCTCAGGCGAGGTTTTAGCTTTGATGTAATCGATTGTTTCGATACCCCCACTTGTATAGTGAGGTGGGTGATTGACCATGTCTATGTCTTTTTCGGTCATAGAATCTCCTTTATCTTGGTTAAGATTAACTCTATATTACTCTCATTTGCCACCATTGCCAAGCCCTGATTGCGTCTTATGAGATCGATGTTGTATTCTTGCAACGCTGTAGGTTTATTGTCCCCTGCCTTGCACTCTATAGCGATAAACTTACCCTTATGACATATGATGATATCAGGTACACCACTCCTACCATATCCCCCTGTCTGTGGGTAGAAATAATAACATCCGATAGCGTCAAGACCTTTCTTTAGCTTGGCTTTAACTTTGCCCTCAAGTGTCATTGGAACTTACTCCCTATCTCAATAAAGATTTTCTCTAGCGATTCAGGTTTTAACATGTGCTTGTTAAATTCAAACGGTGTCTTTCTACCATTACCATGTTTGACGTAGCCTTTTACAATTACGTCCTCCACGATGATTTGCTTTTCTTTTTGAACCATTAGACTACTCCTGTTGGTATAAATAAATAATTATTACCCACTTCATTTGCATAATTGTATTGAGGTGAATGATTGATGACATCTAAGTCCTCATAGTATTTACTAGATTTTAATACAAGATCACCTAGTCTGCCACCTTGTGCATCCTCGTCAGTATGTACCTTAAACATCGTAAGCATTGGACGAATCTTATCGATCTCTTTGTACTGATCTAAGTCTGCAACACGTACAAAAGGTTCAGTAATTGTATAGATATCTTGTGAATCTAATTCAACTTTTATTTTACCTATAGCATACCCATTAGCTTTTGCGTCTACCACAATAGCGTACAACTCACGATTCAATACATGTTTTTTCTTTGTCCTAACTTCATTCTCTATGTGACTCGCTTGTTTTAGATTGAGATATATATCTACAATATCTTTGTTATGATCAGGATGAACATCTATCCTATTTTTAATACCCATGTAAGTTTCTAATAAACTCATCATAGCATTAGTAGACAAACTGTTAGGTACTCGTTGCATTCTGTGTACATCATCAGAACCTTTGACGGTGTACTGTACAATTCTAGAGAGATCACTTACATCAT